AGCAGCACAACCCCATCCATCAAACTTACCATCCCATGCATCAACAACAGGATCAGCATCACCGTAAAGTATAATCTTATCGATCAACTTAGCAGCATCTTCTCCTAATTGATTAGCGACAAAAGGTGCTAATGGATAAGAAGGATCATCTAAGTCTTCTTGATTTACTAAAGCAAGACCGTAAATCTTAGCTGTAGTAAGTGTCATTGTACCCGGAGTAAACTTTGAATCAGTCATTGCACCACCAGCATCAACAAATCCCCATGTGTAAGAACCAGAAGGTTTCGGCATTGTAACAGCATTAGTGCTCATTGGGACAATAGTAACTTTAGGCAGCATCACTGAGCTAACGAACTCAAGTCTTACTAACTCATTTCTAAACTCAGCAGGTGTCCAGTTTGATACATTGTCTTGGACATTATCACCGAAGGCTTTGTTAATAACAGCAGCCGGTTCTTTAGCAGCAACCATTTGAAGATACTCACCGTATCTTTTTACTGTTTTATCTGACCAATACGGCACTTTTGCTGTCTTGCCATTAGCTACATCTTTTTTAGCTTGTAAAAAACCGTAGTGACCAAGAGCTTTCTCTTCTTCTGGATCTCTAATCATTGCTTTATTGAGAGTAGCTTGAGCTTTGAGCACTTCTTCGAGTTTGCCATCCATCTCTTTCTTCATCTCTTCGATATTCTTAGCCATCTCATTTACATTATCAACGGCTTCGTCAATCTCTTTATCTTTGTTTTTGTCTTTATCTTTGTTTATTTCTTCACTCATTATTTCTCTCCTATAATATTTTTAACCAGTTTAAGAAACTTTTCTTCTTTCTCAGTGTATCCAGCAACTTCTTCTTCTTGAAGTTCAGGTTCAACAACTTTGATCTCTTCCTGAGGTAGTGCTGACTCTTCTTCTTCTTCGAATTGTTTTTTAAACAGTTTATCTTTTATTTCTTCTGAATAATCTTTTACTAGCAACCTTGCATTAGCATTAGCTGGTATTGGAGTAAGAGATATCTCTAACAGCTCTTGCTTAGTGAACGTGAGCCCACCATGATCATTCTTATCGTATTCTTCACCAATGAAACCGACCGATACTCCTTTTAGTATCTTTTGGTCAATAAGTGATCTGATAGTATCATGCCATTCGGAGGTGCCCTTCTTGGCTAACTTTGAATAAAGCAAGAGTCGACCATCATTAGTTATTTCTGCTTTAGCAGCTGATCCAACAGGCAATTTACTTGAGTCATGACCGTATAAGAGTGCACCTGTTTTCAACCAATTGTCAGTACTCCAACCATCAGCTTTGATGACATCTTTGTCTCTATCAACAGTTTCATCAGATGCCATTATTTGAATGAGCTCATCATCTATTTCTTTATAGTCTTTAATATCAATATTCTTTATTATAAGTTTCTTCTCCATCTTCTTAATTGCTCCTTTGTATTTCAGTATATTCGTCAATGACATGATCTAAAAGCTTCATACATGTAGCAGAGTTCAATGATGTAATTGGCAACAAATTTCTGAGTTTTTGATATTTCTTTGTCACCCATGCTTTTTTCTTATAATCTTGTTCCATTTTCTCCCAACTTATCTTCTATTATTTTCTTAGCTAATTCACTTTTCAATTCACCCTCAATATCTTCAATAAGTTTCTTAGCTGAATACTTACGGTAATATTCAGTATCCATGTATACACTTATAATAAAACTCGTAGTATCTTTATTTAAATAAATAGATCCTATAGTAATATTGAAACGTAAGTTCATTATACTCTCCTTTTAAGGATTGTCTTCTTTAACTGTATAAGCATTACCGTAAGCATTGATAATGTGACCCGTAGGTGCGTACACATAGTGGTTTTCATTCTCTACTGTATTAGCTCCACCCGAAGCGGTTACACTACCTGAACCTGTATATTCAAAGTGTTTAGTATCAATAGCTGCTGTTGCTGAACCACTCGCAGTTACTGTTCCCGAAGCAATATAAGGGAAGTTGTAAGAGTACTCAGTAGCTGCAGCACCTGACATTGTAATTGTACCTGAACCAATTACAGAGATAATGTGCCAGACATCAATTGAGAACCCTGCCCAGTCACCTCCTCCCTCTGATATATACAAGTCATTATTTGTGTTGTCGTATACTAAGTATCCAGCAACAGCTGCTCCCGAAGGAGGCCCATCTTGAACTACAGGTATACCTGCTTTTGTTGACCAACTCATTTCTTTATTACCTCCTTACTACCAGTCTCCAGGCTCCAGTAGCTACTATAGCTACTTCTGAAAACCTGTCAAATGAACCATCAAAGTTTTCACCTGCTTTTATTGTAACAGCTATTGAGCCGACCGTGATAGTAGCATCAGCTGAACCATCATTCATGAAGTTCAGCCCGACTGGATTTGGAGTTGCTCCAGTGTATTCATAGTTGTTATTACCTGAACCCGAAATTGAATCTATAATCATGATATTATCTCTCTCCTTTTCTCTTTATAAAACTGAAACAACGGTACAACGACAATTACAAGCATGAGCAGGATCACCGTATCCAGGATACGGCACTTTGTAGCCATCAGCTAATATAAAGTCCTCATCAACTGGGATAACTGAAGATATTCTATGTGAATACCTTACTAACGAGTCACTTGAATGCACCCATTGTTTCTTCTTTATACCTACTTCTTTCATTCCTATTACTCTACCACCGTTGAATGCAGCAGTTGTCTCGGTTCTTGCTATTAGTTTAGCTCTCGTAATTGAAGCTTCATGCCATTTCTTAGATATCTCTTTAGCTATCTGATCAGTAGTAAAAGTCTGTGACTCCAACATGTTGATAATGCTATCTTTTACTATCTGAGGTGAATCTTTCAACTTCAGTGACCTATTAGCTAAATAAGCTATAGCACGAGTTGAACTCTGTTGAAAGTTTGCACCTATACCCCAATAACTCCTGTATACTCCTCTATTAAATATATTCTCAATATCAGGCATTACTTTTGAATAGAACTCCTCTCCCCATCTGAAGTGCAATAAGAAGTTTTTGAAGTCCTCTATCCACTGTGGCCTGGCCAAGTTTTTAATAGACTTAACCGGGTGTTCTTTTATATATTTCTCTAAGAGTTTCCATTTCTCAGTATAGAACTCTTTAACGTTATTTGATATACTTCTTTCAAATGAGAGCATTGTTTGAAGACTCTTTTGATACTCAATCTGTAATAAGAAGTCGTCATTGACTAAGTTTTTCTCCTGCTCTATTCTCTCTTGTTTTCTGAAAGTCTCAAATAACTCTTTGACTTGATCAGGTTTTCTACTGAATGCAAAAGTAGAGGTGCCAACTGGTGCGTCCCAGCCCTCCCAGGGTTCTAACTCTAATCCAACTATATCAGCTGATATAGAGGGTGGTACTTTAGCGTCAATGAGCTTCTTATAACTATCTATTTTAGTATTCAAGTCATCCTGCAGCTCAGGTACTTCTTCTATTTTAAATCTAAGTCTATAGTTTAGTTTCTTTCTTTCAAAGAAGTTTGTATTGAAAGAAGTCTCAATGAGCTTTATTATTGGTAAGAGTGTCTGAGTCCAAAACATTCTCTTAGCTTGTTCTAAGTTTGTGAATGTTGTCTCCGCTGAAACAAATAAGACCTTTGGTATATCGTAAGCAACGTATATATCATCTCTCATCTTATTAAGTAAAACGTGAAACTCTAAGTCTCTATTAGTCTCAGAAGTCCTTACCCAGTCAAGTCTCTTCTTGAGTACTAAAGTCTTACCAGCTCCATCAACACCCTTATTGAACTCATTATCAACAGCAAACTGAGCTTCTTTCTTTTGACTATTTGATAATGTAGAGCCCTCAGGATCAACCCAGACTCCTTTACCCATGGCACCATTTTGAAAGTTTTTAATGTTGTATACTTGAGCGTAGAAGTCCTGAAGTATTTCTTTTATTGCTGCTGAGCCAGGTGCTAATCCACCAAAAGGGTCAGTAGGGTGTTTATATCTAATAAAGAGTACGTACTCAGGTTCAAGCTTAGTTTTCTTCTTACCGTACTCCCAATACTTTAATAAGTTGTTTGAATCAGTGACGGCCTTAATCTTAGTAGCATCCAGAACATCTAATGCTACTGGTACACCACCAAGCTCTTCTTTTGAAGACCTAATGAATGCTTTACCAAACCTCTGTAAGTTTCGTACTATTTCAAATATAAAATCAGATGACGAGTCATCTTCATTTATATACTTGAATAGCTTAGCAACAACATTATTATCAGGTACTGGCTTACCTTCATCTCCTTCACCTCCCGTCGACGTTACAATGTCAAAGGAGACACCTGATATATTGGCTGAAATCTTATCAATTGACTTCTTAACAAAAATGTTATTAAAGTAAGGGTCACCTATTTTGCTATAGTCTCTTATTAGCTTTGAGTAAGTCATGGTTGAGCCGTGCTCTCTTTGAATCATTGTCTCTAAGTCATCTATAGTATTAGACATCTTAGAAACAAATGAAGAGAACTCAGACTTAGTCAGTTCCAATTCTTTTCTTACTTTATTATCAAAAAGACTCATTCTATTTTAAGCCTCCAGTCTCTGTATTATCGAACCACCGTATTTAGCATGTGAATAGATACAATACCTCAGGGAATCGCAAAGATGATCATCTTCTTTTATTATCCTACCCTTGTCATCGTATCTATAACTATCTATTTCAGCTATTAGATCAGGACATCTGACTGTACCGTCACTTTTGAGTACTACAAATAGCCTCTTGTCCTCTATTAGCTCTCTTATATAGTTTATCCCTGGTTCAACTGCATTATCAGTCTTTGAAGCATTAGTAATTAAGTCATTCAAAGGACCAGCAGCCGGATCCGGATAAGCAATATAAGAATACTGTGCCCACTTATAATATATAGTGGCATTGAATTCACTCATGCTCTGTCTATAAGCTGTGTATTCATCTAAAATGTATACATTTGAACCTGCAAAACCAATAAGGATAGCAGCTAAGTTGTTACCCGTGTTATCAATACCAACGGCAAAGTCCTCCATTTGAGGTAACTGTGATATAGGTATTGAATGTGTCTCTATATTGAACTCATCGTATATAGCACCTTCAGGTTTAACAAACTCACCAAACTTATATCTTCTTCTCTCTCTATCAGGTAGTGCATCAAGAGTCTCCAAGAAGTCCTCTGATAAATAAGGGTTATCCATTGGGTTCATTAACAGATACTTATAGTTATCAGGGTGCTTTAACGGCTCACCAGTTTTTGGCTCCAACTTCTCAATGAACAATTTATACGTCCAATGAGTAGGAGGTGGAGGGTTCATGTCGTATAGCACTTTATTCTTTAAACCCGGTATATTCTGTGCAAGTGAACTCTGTGATAGTAGTACTGCATTATAGTTTATCGTTGAGCACTCATTGAAGTAAATCATGCAGAACTCTCTACCTAAGTTTTTCTCAATACGCTCTTTATCATCAAACCCTGTCAAGTATATCTCTGAACCATTGAAAAACCTTACTACTAAGTCACCATGGTTCAGCTTATAAGTAGACTTAGGAAACTCCTTAAGGACGTCCGTTAGTGTCTGATCCCAAATAGAAGCCTTAATGTGGTTCAAATGTGACCTACCAAATAATATCCTTGCACCTGGATATTGATAAGCTACACCACAGGCATCAGAGACTATAGCTACTGTTTTGCCACTCCTACGTTATCGTCCCCCAGAAAGCATTACATGTGTTGCATCTGAATGCAACAACTTAAGTGCTACTCTTTGTTTGTCAAAGAACTTTTGTGCCACTGGGGGGATCCTCCTTTACTGATATCAGTACTTCTCTCCAAGTCACATTGTCTAAATGCTTTTCTTTTATCTCCTCTTCTGATAGACTCTCTATATAGTCTCTATTCTCTTTGTTGTCATTCAGCTCAACGGTTACTTTTGACTGACCTTGAAACGAACCTATTATTTTCTTTTTCATTTATTTATACTCCTTCTACTTATATTCTCTTGATAACTCATTAGCTAAGGTAACAGTAATATTACTCTCTACTCTCTCTGTATCTTCTTTATTAAACTTCATTATTACGTCCATTCTTTTATCAGGCTTTAAGTCCATTAGCAAGTCTTTTATATTGTTGTAACCCAAGCCCATTATATCCAAGAAGTCAGGGTGTCTCCTTATTCTTCTTAGCATTTTATTAGCACCTACTTCGGCTGATGCACCAGTTACCTTACCATTCCTTAGACGAGTATAAGCTGCTTTACCATTGCAACCTAACAAAATATAATACTTAACAAATAGAGCTAAATCAGGATCAGCTACTTTCTTGAAGTCAAATTCAACTTCAACATCTTTGAGTTCTTCTTTTGTGAAAGTTCTCATTGGATCAGTTACTGTTTTGGGTTTTCTGAGTAATTGTTTTTTCTTCTTTGGAGAAGTTGAGATAACCGGTTGTACGACGTGTTTATTAAATAGCATCAATGTTATCTTTATTGATAACAGTTGATATATACGATATTGGTAATATTACTGCTTACTTATTTATAGAGCCTGTATTCGTTTTTTTTGATAATATTTATAAAGCTTCTTGTTACTCTTTGAATGTTGTCCTTCTTGTCTTCAGTCAAGAGTTCTGAACCCCATTTATTAGTTAGTCCAATCTTTATTGCATTCTCTTTTACTTCACGATGAAAGTCTCTGTGGTTATATATTTTGTATTTACGTAAATAGTCACAATAAAAGTCTAATAGTGGTAAGAATAATCTGAGTTTCTTAGATGTATTGAAATACTTAGTGAAGACAATCTTAATACTATCAATAACGTCTAATAACGGAGCATCGCTTTTTAGTGGAGACTCAAGTCTATCTGAATAATACGAATCATGAATAGGCAGTTCCGCTAATATTTTCTTTCTTTTATTTACTCTCATTGTTAGAAACATTAAGTGTCTCTTAGCAACTAAAGAGAAGTAATTGAATGAAGTTGTCTTTTTGCCCTTTTTTGTGATATAGTCAGGGTTATACTTCGATATTGCTCTAAAGCATGCTTCAAAACCCTCTTGAATTAACTCGTCAATTGGGACTTTGAACCTTTGAAACTTGTGTCTAAAGATGACGGCCAGGACTATTTTTTTTACTTCTGTCATTATTAACTGAGCTAAGGCCTTTGCTTCTTTAGTACTCTTATCCTCAATTGCATTATATTGTAGTATCCAGGAAGTAACTGTAGTTTCATTGTAGTAGTAGTAATTAGCCATTTACTTAAATACCGCTACAGCACCAGCGGCAGCTGCTGAAATAATGGCTACTATTTTCCAGAAGAGTGCTTTGTTTTGGAGTTTCTTTACTTGTTTTTCAAGGATATCGTATTCAGTCTCCGCTTCCCTCAAGAGCTCTTCGGATGACTTCAAAGAGTCTGATAAGCTCTTCAATGAGCTCCTCTGCTTCAATAGTGTCTCGGCCGAGGCTGCTAACAGAGTCTCCGATAGCTTCAAGTCGTTCTGTAGCTCGAGTATTTGCTTCTTTAAGTCCTCTATTGTCTCTGATAAGCGTTGAATTATACTCTTTAATTGTAGCAACTTCTGCTGTGCTAATACTATTGAGTCTAATGAGTCTGAAATTAAGGGCACTGAGACGGCTAATAGTAGCAGCACTGTTATCAATAGTGTTTTTAACATAGAGCGCACTTC